ATGTGCATTATATCTCATAAATTGCATGACAAAGTACCTTAAACTGTCCATCGCGTGATCATTGTCCTTCTTCACGACATCCTTCTTTGATTTATGATCCCATTTGTACAGCCTAAACTCTCTCAAAGTATTCTTTACATCTTTCGTAAATAAAAGTCTAGATTTTCCTTCCTTATCAATCTGAAGATATTCTCTTACCATGTTGATCCCTTCATTCACGCCTAAATGTTTTGGGGCGGGTAATGTTCTTATATTACATTCTCTTCCTAATGTTAGACGTCCGTCTTTCGATTCCGGATCTGCTACATACCAATGTATCTCCTCATTGTGCAATTTGTTGATTCTGTTTATCTCTCTACCTGATTCTATTGTCGTATGATTCACCCAATACAACTCCCTGTATACAATCAGAGTAGTATCAGAAGAGTAGTAACCTGCAGGAGCCTCTGCAACCCATAACGCACAAAAGGGATGACTAGATCCAAAATCAATAGATATATACCTGTTCCAATGGTTCGGAATTTCTTCTATATCTATCAAGTGAGTATCTTTTGAAAACTCAGGATAAACTAGACCTGATTGAGAAGAGAACTCACCAAACAATCTAGATCTTTGAGATGCTTCTGTAAGGTGTGATACTGTTCTCCTCATCTTAAAACTAGATACATACGGATTATCTAGACCTGATATTTTCACAACCTCGAAACCCTTTGCAGGATTCTCCACAAATCTTTCAAACATCCAGGACAAACCTTTTAATGGTGTAGCTGTAATTATGACTTTACCTTTGAGATCTACTGTTCTTAATAAACATTCATGAAATATACCTTCATCATTAGGCTCTTCATCGATCCAAATCAAAGAAGTAGATCCGCCCTGAAAACTTTCTCTCCCTGAATCACAACTCATAGACACAATCCTACCACCATTAGGAAGAATAGCAACAGCACGATCTTGAGAGTTCCAACGTGTTTTCTTTGTACCTACAGGAAGATACTTATCTAGTTTTGGTCTGAGGTATTCTAGACCATCTTTATAACTCAGAGAAGCACACCACACTGTAGAAGGATTCTCAGGAACTAGATCAAGGGGTAGATTATTAAGTTGCAACCAGTCTCTAACATATTGCTCCTTTGAACCGCTCGCAGCGGCAACAGATAGACATGCTCCCACCTCTGTTTTGCCTGCCCTATTGCCGCCTGACAGCAAAGTAGCTTCTTGACCCAAAGAGAGAAGGCTATGCTGTTGTGATGTTCTCTTCTCTGTAATATCACAATGATCACACCTATATAGATTCCCTTTGATCCTTTTCATAGGTCTACCACAACCCCGATCACGTTCTCCTGTTATGCCTGTGTAGTTGTGGCAATGAGGAACCCAAAGAAGAGAAACTGAAAGAGGGTAGTTCTTTGCATACTCAATCAGTTGTTGTTTCTTTTTCAAGTTGTCTTCTAATTTTTTCCTGTTCATATTTATATACTTTGTGATCCTTCATAAGTTGCTCGTGACATTCTGCCAGTAAAGATGTATATTCCTGTCCTATATGCAAATGTAGATCATAGAGAAGTTGTGACAATACTGGCGATTTTGGAAAGTTCTTACCTTGACACCATCTAAGTAACTCTCTGCTCTTCCAATCAAACCTTTGACAGAAGTGCGTTTTTGATCCTATCTTCCTATTCAACCATTTTCCAAAATGAACATTCTTTATACTGGCATTCATTCTCTACTCCTCATCAAGATCTATCACAGGTCTAGCAATCAACTCTTTGATCTCTTCATCAGAACTTTGTAACTCCTTCATCAACTGAACTACTGATAACTGTCTGTTATCAACATTTACCTCAACAATTTGCTCAGGTTGTTTCTGATATTCCTTATGTACTCTTTCGAGAAGCCATGCTGCTGCAGTCCAAGTTCCATCTTCTTTAGCCGCCTTCTGAATCAGTGCTAGGTTTGCAAGTGCATGATTAGACCTTGCTTTTTTTACTCTCCTATTCAGATCTGCATAGATGGTTTCTTCATCATCATAACGATCCTGTTCTCCTCTTTGCATCCAAGTGTTGTAGGAGGATTGAGATACAGAAGCATGGTGACATGCTAGTTTTGGAGACATACCCAAAGAATAAGCCTTCTCTAACATCTGAATAACAATCTCATTCAACTTTAATGGTCTTCCAACTTTAGACATCATTCACCTCAAAGATAACAGCCTCAACTTTGATTATATCATGACCTGTCGCATGTTTGATTCTCTGTAGTGCAATATCACAGTATTCCGGATTCATCTCTGTACCTATAAACTTAAAG